CAAAAGAAAATAAAAAGGAGTTATTGCTTATGGGAGGAGCCTATGGACACATGGCACACCCGTTTGATGATTATGCATTGACCTTCGGAGAATTGAAGGACATAATAGACTTAGGGTTACAGGGAAAATTAGATAAAGAAGAAGCTGTCACAGAAAAATTAGATGGACAGAATATAATGATTTCATGTATAGACGGAAAAGCAAAGGCTGCTAGGAACAAAGGAGATCTAAAATCTGGTGGTATGGATCTAAGGGGAGTTAAAGCAAAGTTTGCAAATCATATACCGTCTGTAAGAGATGCATTTGTATTCTCAATGAAGGATATAGCTTCATCTATTGAGAGAATGTCTAAAAAAGATCAAGATTCTTTATTTGCAAATGGAAAAAATTGGGCTAATATAGAAATAATTTATCCAGAAAATAAAAATGTAATTGATTATGATGGGCCTGCAACAATAGTTTTTCATGGAATATTAAAGTACAATAAAGCTTGGGTACCTTCTGGGATGATAAAATCTGGTGGTGCAAAATTATCTGCAATTATTAATTCTGTTAACAAAGGTATTAAGACAAAATTTGCATTTAAAGGTCCAAATGTATTAAAACTACATAAAGTAAAAGACTATACTGCGACCAAGTCAAAATATATTAGCTCTTTGACAAGGTTGCAGAATATATATAGATTAAAGGATAGCGATGAGCTATCGTTATGGCATCAACACTTTTGGTTAGAATACATATTAGCTGGAGCATATTCAACGGATTACAGAAATATTCCGGACAATATTTTATATCCACTAATGAAAAGATGGGCATTCTCAGATAAATCTTATAAGATGACAGAAATTAATAAGATGAAAGCCGATCATCCACAATTTGTTGAATGGGTTAGGGCAACTGAAAAATTAGATCATGCTAAAATATTAAAAGATAATATGGCACCATTTGAAGAAATATTTTTTGGTGTTGGTGCTGAAATATTAGCAAATGCAAGTAATTTTTTATCAGTTAATCCAGCACATACATCACAAAAATTAAGAACAGATCTAGAATCTGCATCAAAAGCATTAAAATCAAAGAAAGATTTTTCTAACATAGGTAAATTACAAGCACAACTTAGAAAATTAAAAGGAATGCCGAGTATTAGTAAAGCTGCACCAACTGAAGGCTTAGTTTTCAAATATAACGGAAAAATATTTAAATTTACAGGTTTCTTTGCACCAATTAATCAAATTTTAGGTTTACAAAAATTTAGTAGGTAATTATGAATAGTGAAGATAGAGCATTAACTAGTATATTAGCCGGCAAACCACTTGAAAAAAGGGTTATGGTTGGTTATGAGGGTAAAAAAGAAAAGTCTGGTGATAAGAAAAGTCACCTAACAGATATAATGGCTGAGGTTCGTATGCCGTGGTTTTGTCCAAAATGTGATAAAGTAATGAAACACAGAAATGATAATAAAATGTGGACATTATTTGGACATTGTTTTGATTGCCAAATAGAATTTGAACATGAATTACGCGTAACAGGCAAATATGAAGAGTGGGAAGAGGAAAGAATTTTAAGAAATAAGATAGCAATGATAAAGGCAGATATTGAAGAATTGACAGAATGGAAAAGTAATAAAAACTATGAAGTAATAGAACCTGTGAATATAGATACAGGATTTGTGCATGTTGATAATTTTGAACTTACAGAAAAAATGGTTGAAGAGGCAGATAAAGCAATTGAATTATTAAACGAAAAGTTAGAAGGTTTTACAAATAGATTAAAAGAGCTTAAAGATGCCGACGAATAAACAAATAAAAGATAAACTTAGGGAAGAATATGTAAGGTGTGCCACTGATCCAACATATTTTATGAAAGAATATTGTTATATTCAGCATCCTGTAAAAGGTAAAATGAAATTTGATTTATACCCATTTCAAGAACGCACATTAAAAGATTTTAAAGATAGAGATTATAATATTATTCTGAAGGCACGCCAACTTGGAATATCAACATTAACAGCAGGTTATTCTTTATGGTTAATGAATTTTCATAATGATAAGAATATTCTTGTAATTGCTACAAAACAAGAGGTAGCAAAAAATCTTGTTACAAAAGTTCGTGTAATGCATAAAATGATGCCAGAATGGTTAAAGCAAGGTTGTGTTGAGGATAACAAATTATCATTAAGATATAAAAATGGTTCACAAATAAAAGCAATATCTTCAACCAGTGAAGCAGGTCGTTCTGAAGCATTATCACTTTTAGTTATGGATGAAGCAGCATTCATTAAAAATATTGATGAAATATGGGCAGCATCTCAACAGACTCTAGCAACTGGAGGTAAATGTATTGCACTGTCAACACCTAACGGTATGGGAAATTGGTTTCATAAAACATGGACAGAAGCAGAAGAAGGAACAAATAGTTTTAATTTTATTAGATTACACTGGACAGTTCATCCTGAAAGAGGTGATGAATGGCGTAATGAGCAAAATAAATTATTAGGACCTGATATGGCAGCACAAGAATGTGATTGTGATTTTATAAGTTCAGGACAATCAGTTATACCAGCAGCAATCATTAAAGAATATCAAGATAATTCTGTATGTGAACCAATTGAGAAACGGTATCATGATGATATGTGGGTATGGAAAAATCCAGGTCAGCAATCAAAATACATAATATCAGCAGACGTTGCACGTGGAGATGGTAGTGATTATTCTGCATTTCATGTTATAGACGTAGAGACATTAGAACAAGTAGCAGAATTTAAATCAAAAGTTGATACAACAAGATATGCAAACATTTTAATGTCAGTAGGAACAGAATATAATGATGCTATTCTAGTTGTTGAGAATAATAATGTTGGCTGGGCAGTCTTACAAGTTTTATTGGATAGAGAATATAGAAATTTATTCTGGATGAAAAGAGATGTTAAATATATAGATTCAAAAACACAATATACAAACAAATATAGACGTGAAGAAAAGAATATGATCCCAGGTTTTACAACAAGTATGAAAAGTCGACCACTGATTATAGATAAACTTTCAAAATTTGTAAGAGAAAAACAAATAAAAATAAATTCAATCAGATTGATTGATGAATTATATGTTTTTATATTTAATAATGGGAGAGCGGAAGCTTTTAAAGGCTATAATGATGACTTAGTCATGAGTATGGCAATAGGTCTCTGGATAAGAGAAACTAGTTTACGTCTTCATGAAGAGAACATGAGGATAACAAAAGAGACAATGAATAAAATGGGAGGAAATTCTGGCGTTTATATAGTTGAGGAAGAAGATGATTATGGGTGGAAACATAGAGTAGGCGACAAAAAAGAATCACTCACATGGTTAATTAATAGGTAATAATATGGCAAAACAAGACACATTTTACGATAGAATACAACGACTCTTTTCAACAGGAGTTATTGTAAGAAATGTTGGCGGAAGAAAATTAAAAATTGTAGATACAGATGATGTATTTTCAGGATCAAAAACACTTATGGACAGATATACACGTTTATATTCTTCCGGCGGTAGAGGTCTTGGATCTTATCATGGTTATAGTGGTGAATTAGCTAAAGCACAACGTATAGCATTGTTTAGAGACTATGAGGCAATGGATGATGATCCTATTATATCTTCTGCAATGGATGTATATGCTGATGAATCAACTATGAAGTCTGAATATGGTAATGTTTTAGAAATTAAAGCAAACAACCCACAGATTCATGAAATATTACACAATCTTTTTTATGATATATTGAATATAGAATTTAATCTTTGGCCGTGGATACGAAATATGTGTAAATATGGTGATTTCTTTCTTAACTTAGATATAAAAGAAAATTATGGAATTATAAATGTTTCACCATTGTCAGCTTATGATGTTTCACGTGTTGAAGATTTTAATCCAGAAAATCCATACGAAGTTAAATTTATTTTGGATGCAACTGATCCACGTAATTTACCAACAAATGCAGCAAAGAATGAATTAGAAAATTTTGAAGTAGCACACTTTAGATTATTATCAGATTCAAATTATGCTCCGTATGGTAAATCAATGATTGAAGGTGGTAGAAGAGTTTGGAAACAATTATCACTTATGGAAGATGCAATGTTAATCCATAGAATTATGAGAGCACCTGAAAAAAGAGTTTTTAAGATTGATATAGGAAATCTACCTCCAAATGAAGTTGATACTTATATGAAGAGAATTATAGATAAAATGAAAAAAGCTCCAGTTGTAGATGAGTCAACAGGTGACTATAATTTAAAATATAATATGCAAAATCTAACAGAAGATTTTTATTTGCCAGTTAGAGGTGGAGATAGCGGAACAGGAATTGAATCTCTTCCAGGATTAACATATGAGGCAACAGAAGATATAGAATATTTAAAAAATAAACTGCTTTCAGCATTAAAGATCCCAAAAGCATTTTTAGGATTTGAAGAAAATATTGGTTCTAAAGCTACATTAGCTGCAGAAGATGTTAGGTTTGCAAGAACAATTGAAAGAATACAAAGAATCGTATTAAGTGAATTAACTAAAATTGCAGTTGTTCATTTATACTCACAAGGATATACTGATGCTGCATTAGTTGATTTTGATTTAGAATTAACTAGTCCATCAACAATATATGAACAAGAAAGATTAGATCTTTGGGAAAGAAAAAATAATATTGCTGAGGCAATGAAACGTGAAGCATTAGTTTCAAAGAAATGGATTTACGATAATATTTTTAATTTCACAGATGAATCAGTTGCTAATATTGAAAATCAAGTAATTGATGATAAAAAAGAGATGTTTAGACATAGCTCAATAGAAAATGAAGGGGTCGACCCCGCTAAACCTGCCCAAGAAGGACAAATGAAACCTCAATCTCAATATCAAGATGAAGATAGTGATGAAGATAATGAAATAAAACGAGATGAAGAAGATAGGGAAACATATGATGTACGTGATGTTTTAGGAAAACATGACTATTTACATTCACATGAGAGAGAAGATGATCCTACAAAACACAAGTTTAGAAAAAGTCCCCTTGCATTAGCTCATTTTGATGCAATGAAAAATCATTTTGAAAAGAAAGAAACAATGCTATTAAAAGAAGTTGATGATATGGATGAACAACTAAACGGAACTAAGAAGAAAACTTAATTTCTGTATATTTATAAATGAACTCATAATATGCTTAGCTAAGGGTTGAGAATGAAACATTCGAAATATAAAAATGGTGGTTTATTATTTGAACTACTAACAAGACAGATTACAGCAGATGCTCTAGAAAATAGTAAAAAATCACCTGCAACAAAGTTAGTTAAAGAATTTTTTAATAAGAAGTCTGAACTAATTAAAGAGGCACAAATTTTTACAATGCTACAGCAGACAAAAGTTGTTAATGAAGAAAAGGCAAAACATTTAATTGAAACAACAGTTAAAGCCTATCAAAGAAATATAAATCATACAAAGCTTAAAAAAGAAAAATATAATCTTATTAAGTCAATAAAAGAAAATTTTACGTCAGAAGATTTTTTCAAATCAAAAATACCAAATTACAAATTATTGGCTTCTATTTATAATGTATTAACAGAAAATTTGGATGATCCAGTATCTGCAAACAAAAGCTATTTTACAGTTCTAGAACATATTTCATCAAAAGTAGTTAAACAAGAAAATTCTGTATTAAGAGAATTAAAAAGACAGAATAAAGATTTAAGAACTCTTGCATATACAATATTGGTAGAAAAATTTAATAAAAAGTATGAATCATTCTCAGTAGAGCAAAAAGCAGTTTTAAGGGAATATATCAATAGTATAGCAAATACTACTACTTTAAAAGAATTTTTAGATTCACAATTTAAACATGTATTATATGAACTTAAAAAATCATATAAAAAGATTGATAATAAAATTATAAAGATAAAAATTGCTGAGTGTGTTAAACTATTGAATGAAACTAAAATTGCAACGCCAAAAACATCACAGGTATTAAAACTAATGAGATTTTATCAATTAATTTCTGAAATTAGGAAGTGTAATGTCAAATAAAACCCAAAAGCTAATTGAGCTAATAAAAGAATTGATTAGAAATGAAATTCTTGAAATGAGTTCTACTGCTACAGCAGGTGGTGAATATTCAACACCTAAAGCTTTTAAAAAAGACAATAAAGAAAAAGATGATGAAGAATTAAACTTATCTGATGGTATGTCTGTTATAAAGAGCATGGTTAAATCTGAAATAAAAGAAAACTATTGGCATTATAGAAATGATGAGTCAATGACAACAAAACAAAAATTAGCTGCATCAATGACAAATATTAGGGAAGCATTAACTATGATTGAACGTTCAGTTAAATATAATGTAAAACTCAAAAACGAAATGAAATTCGAATCTGATAATTATATGAAACGAACTAAAAATGCTCTTAATAAAATTTCTGAAAAATTGATAAGATTATCAACAAGAGTAAAGGATTTAGTATAATGGATAGATCACTATTAATGGATGTCATACCTTTTGATATTACACCAGAAAAAATAAATGAATCAATTAACGATAATGGTGGAAAATTAATTGTTAAGGGTGTTTTGCAGAGAGCAGAATCAAGAAATCAAAATGGAAGGGTTTATCCAAAAGAAATTTTAGTTCGTGAAGCTAAAAAATATGCAGATGAATTCATTAGTGAAAGAAGAGCTATGGGTGAATTAGATCATCCTGATAGTTCAGTAATAAATTTACAAAATGTTTCTCATAATGTTTTAGAGATGCATTGGAATGGAAATGATTTGGTAGGTACAGTAGAAGTACTTTCTACACCTGCAGGCAATATTTTAAAAGAACTTTTTAAAAGTGGTATAAAGCTTGGAATTAGTTCTAGAGGACTTGGATCTATTAAAAATGAAACAAAAGGTGATGAAGTCCAAGATGATTTTGAATTAATAGGGTTTGATTTTGTTTCTAATCCTTCAACACACGGTGCTTTTTTAAGACCTGTAAATGAATCAGTTCAAAAAAGAACAACAAATAAATGGGAAGGTGTTGAAAATGCAATTAGAAGCATTTTAGCAGGAGAATAATTGTGAGTGATATAAAATTAAAGAATATTTTAAAGGAATCAATTGGAGGTGTTATAACTAAAAACGCTTTTGATGTAGGCTTATTTGAAAAAAATAATCATAATTCTGGTGATCTGCTTAGAATTGCAAAAGAATTAGTTGCAAAAGAAGAAGATGAAAAATTAATGACAAAAGAAGATTTAGTTGAAAAAGTTCATAATTTTGCAAGTTACGGCCCATCAATTTATAAAAAACACAATCTAGCAGAAGTTGCAAACATGTTTGTTGAAATATCCAAATCAGCACAAAAACATGTTGTTGAAGAAACTGCAGAATGGTTTGATAAGGTAACAGTTCAACGTAATATGAATGATCTTAAAAAACAAGCAACTGGTTTTGCTAAAATTGCTAATGAAGCACAAGCATTACAAGATAGGATGTCTGCATTATATGAAGATATGGGCGGAATACTTAATAGATATTTTGAAATAAAAGAATTAAACGAGGAAGGATAATGTTACTCAAGGAGCTCTATCAAAAAATGTACGGCAAACTTGCCGAATCGGTTCCAGATGATAAAATGATCACATATAAAAAAGTGGACAAAGATGGAAAGCCCACAGGTGAAACAGGTGAAATGAAAGCTAGCTCAGCTAAACGTCAGAAAAAAGATCATCCAGCAAAAGTTGAATATGATAGATTGGCTAAATCAGGAGATAAAGGTGGTGAAGGTAAACCAAAACCAAATATTTTTGATGATCCTGAAAAGCCAGCCGATGAACCGTCTCCAGATAAAACTGGCGAGTTAGGCGATGAAGAGGGTAGATTTGGTATTCCTGACCAAGATTTAAAAGATACAATCTTACAAGATTTAAATCCACCTCGTGATTCAGAAAGAGATGAAAATGGTCTACCTACAAATGAAG